GATGCCTCAGGCGAAATGCGTGGTGTAGGAATAAGTAGTGCAGGCATAAGCGCAGACATTGACGGTGCTGAAGAAACAGCAGATATAGAAGGCGCAGAAGATGGAGGAGAAGGTGCACCTCCAGAAACAGCAACTGGCGAAGAATTAGGCGGAGCACCAGCACCAGCTGGCGGTGGCGACGCGGGAACAATATAAAGTATAAATAACATTATGATACTGAGAGAACTTTTTTATTACGACAAAGAAACAATCGAGCCTGTTGAAGACAATAGGTATGATCCTCAGTATGATCAATCTATAGTTGATCTAGATGATACCCGGAAAACACGATTAAGTTTAAGCCAAATAAATCGTGCCCGCAAGGCAGCTGAACTACATACAAAAGAAAAGTCTAAAGAAATTGATTTTGTAAGACAAATGTATGGAATAGCAGCACAAGCTGAGGCGGCCGGAGTATGATAATTGGCAAAATTAGATAAAAGCAAATACACTCCTGATGAATGGCGTGAACTTCAAACTCAAAGAAAACTTTATAAAATAAAGCGTAGAGCTCAAAAAGAAGCTAAACGTTCTCAAAAACCTATCCAATACGAAAAAGTACAAATTAAACAAAAATATGGTAGTGCGTTTGTAATAGGTAACGGCACAAGTAGAACTCCTATAAATGTAGAAGACCTTGCAAATTTAGGAAATACTTATGGATGTAATGCATTGTATAGAACTTTTGCACCAGATTACTTAATTGCTGTTGATGTTAAAATGATATTAGAAATATCTCGACAAGGCTATCAAAGAAAACATACTGTATGGACAAATCCTAATAAAGCATACGGGCAAATACAAGATTTAAATACTTTTAATCCTAGTAAAGGATGGTCAAGTGGTCCTACAGCTTTATGGCTTGCAAGTCAACACGGATATGATAGGATATACATACTTGGATTTGATTATAGGGGTATAAAAGAAAAATTTAATAATGTATATGCAGATACTCCAAACTATAAAAAAAGCCAAGACGGTGCAACTTTTTTTGGTAACTGGTTACGTCAAACAGTGTCTGTAATAAATGAACACAAAAATATTCAGTATGTAAGAGTAATAGCATCTGATAATTATTGTCCTGAGGAACTAAATAAAATTAGTAACTTTACAACAATAACAGTTGACGATTTTATGAAAATCCATCAACTTTCTTAACTTGTAGCCAAAAAACGCCGTTTTTGGCCTATTTCTATACATATTTTCTATATACATGTAAATACAACTGACAGCCTTACCATAGGTAAACATTTATAGGAGATAAAAATGGCAGATTTAAATAAATTTGAAGAGATGCTAGAGCATCTTGTTAATAATGACCGCGCTAAAGCGGAAGAGTTATTCCACGAGATTGTGGTAGAAAAATCAAGAGATATTTACGAAAACATCTTAACTGACGATGTTAACGACGAAGAAGTCGACGAAGCTAATGACGAAGAAGTGGATGAGGCATCAAAAGATGATGATGACTTAGATGAAACTACTGATGAAGAAGTTGATGAGTCAGATGACGAAGATGATGACGATGAAACAAACGAAAACTTTAATCTAGATGAGTTTGAAGTTGAAGGCGAGCCGGAAATGGACATGGACATGGACATGGACATGGATGCTGACATGGGCGGAGACGCTAGTGACAAAATGGCAATGGACATGGGTGACGAAGGTGACTCAAATGAGCCAGCAACTAAAGGCGACATTATGGATTTAGAAGCCGAACTTGAAGACCTTAAAGCAGAATTTGAAGACATGCTAGGTGATAAAGATGGCGACGAAGATGACATGGGCGACGAAGAAGAAGAAGATGGCGACGAAGATGGCGAAATGGACATGGATCCAGACGCTGAAGAAGAGTCATATAACTTTGAAGCAAATGACGAAGAAGTAGAAGAAGCTAGTGATGACAAAGAAGTAGCTAAATCTGCAGGTGAGCAAATGCGTGAATATGTTGAAAAAGTATCAGCTTCAATGGGTGACAATGGTGCAAACGCCAAATCAGTCGTAGCAGGTAAAAATGACATGGGCGGCACTGCTTCAAACTTGGTAAAAGGCGGAGAAGCCGACACAAAAGCAACAACAGGCGGATTAGCTGCAAATTCAACGAAAGAAGATAATGCAGGAAACGTTAATGTACCTGGAGGAAAAGCATCAAAATCAATGTCTAATAATCCAAAAGGCCATGGCGCAGAGAAAAAAGGCGCAGGCGATACAGCTCCTGATAAAAAGTCTATGATCGGTAGCTAATAAGGAAAGATGGATGAAAACTAATCTACTAAGAGAGCACTTGACATTCGACCAAGCCCAGATGGTGGTTGAGTCTGCCAATGAAGGAAAAGACTTGTATATGAAAGGTATTTGTATACAAGGCGGAGTACGCAACGCTAATCAGCGTGTGTATCCTGTAAACGAAATTGGTAGGGCTGTCAAAACTCTCAACGATCAAGTAAGCGGCGGATATAGTGTTCTAGGAGAAGTAGATCATCCTGAAGGACTTAATATTAACTTGGACAGAGTTAGTCACATGATTACAGAGATGTGGATGGATGGTCCAAATGGTTATGGAAAAATGAAAATTTTACCAACACCGATGGGAAACCTAGTTAGCACTATGATACAAGCAGGTGTTAAACTAGGTGTCTCGTCAAGAGGGTCTGGTAACGTTAGTGAAAGCGGAAATGGAGAAGTTTCCGACTTTGAAATAATTACGGTAGACGTTGTTGCACAACCTAGTGCACCTGGCGCATACCCAACACCAATCTACGAGCATCTAATGAATGCACGTGGCGGAATGAAGGCTTACGAATTAGCACAGGCTACAAAAGAAGACTCAAAGGCACAAAAATATCTAAAAGAATCGCTGATTAATATAATCAGTCGACTCCAATAAAAGGAGAATAATATGTTGGATGCACTAAAAACACTTTTTGAAAATGATGTAGTTTCCGAAGAAGTGCGCCACGAAATCGAAGAAGCATGGAACTCGAGGATTAAAGAAAATCGTCAAGCAGTTACAGCTGAACTTCGCGAAGAGTTTGCTCAAAAGTATGAACATGACAAATCAACGATGGTAGAGGCTATTGACTCTATGGTTAGCGAACGTCTTACTTCAGAAATTGAAGAATTTGCAGACGATCGTAAACAATTAGCCGAGGCAAAGGCAAAGTATGCAGTAGCAATGCGTGAAAACGCAGGACTAATGAAACGCTTTGTAACTGAGTCACTAGCTAAAGAAGTAAACGAACTTCATGAAGATCAAAAAGCAATGGCTGGTAAGTTCAGTATGCTTGAAGATTTCGTAGTTGAATCACTTGCAAAAGAAATTGCAGAATTTAATGAAGATAAAAAAGACTTAGCTGAAACGAAAGTAAAATTAATTCGTGAAGCAAAAGTACACTTCAGCAAATTGAAAACAACGTTTGTTGAAAAGAGTGCGGCCAAGGTAGCTTCTATAACTGATAAGATTTTAAATAATGAAATTGGACAGTTAAAAGAAGATATTGAAGCAGCACGTAAAAATGATTTTGGGCGTAAACTGTTTGAAGCATTTGCCGCAGAATATGGCAATAGCTATCTTAATGAAAATTCAGAAACTGCAAAGTTAATGAAAGTTATTAAGATCAAAGACAAGCAGCTAACAGAAGCTAAAAAATCGGTTGTAGAGAAGCAAACTTTAGCAGAAGCTAAACAAGCTGAAATCAAGCGAATGATTGGAAAAGCTCAAAGAAAAGAAGTCATAAATGAATTAATTGGTCCTCTTAGCAGAAACCAAAAAGAAATTATGATAGATTTACTGGAATCAGTTCAAACTGCGAAACTTAAATCACAGTTTGATAAGTACCTACCGGCGGTCATTGACGGCGGAACTCCAGAAAAGAAGGCAACATTGACAGAAGGCACATCACATACAGGCAATAGAGAAGATAAAACAAGTCATGACAATGCAAGCGATGATAACAACGTGGTTGATATTAGACGTCTTGCAGGATTAAATTAAGGAGAAACCGAATGTCAGAACTATTAGAAAGTCGCTGGCAGGACACCAAAACTGCACTTCTTGAAGGCCTAACAGGCACAAAGAAACAGGTGATGGCAAGCACTTTGGAAAATACCCGTAGGTATTTGTCAGAGACAGCCACCGCAGGTGCTACCTCTGCCGGTAATGTTGCAACTCTTAACAGAGTTATTTTACCAGTTATCAGACGTGTAATGCCAACTGTGATCGCAAATGAGATCGTTGGTGTTCAGCCTATGACAGGACCCGTGGGTCAAATCCACACATTGAGAGTACGTTATTCAGACACAGCAGGCACAGGCGCAAGCGGTGCAGTAGCTGGAGAAGAAGCACTTTCACCATTCAAGATTGCTGAAGCATATTCAGGTAATACCACTAGTGGTAAAGCTAATGCAACTGCAGCACTTGAAGGGGCAGCTGGAAACAGAATGTCAATTCAAATCTTGAAACAAACTGTAGAAGCAAAAACCAGAAAGCTATCAGCTCGCTGGACTTTTGAATCTGCACAGGACGCACAGTCACAGCATGGTATCGACGTTGAAGCAGAAATTATGGCTGCTTTAGCACAAGAAATTACTGCTGAAATTGACCAAGAAATTCTTGGTTCACTTGCTACACTAGCAGGTACTGGTACAGATACATTTGACCAGGCTGCAGTATCAGGTACAGCTACTTTTGTTGGCGACGAACATGCAGCACTTGCAGTTCTTGTTAACAGAGCAGCAAATAGAATTGCACAGAGAACACGTAGAGGCGCAGGTAACTGGGCTGTTGTATCTCCTGCAATCTTAACTGTGCTACAAAGTGCAACAACTTCTGCGTTTGCAAGAACAACTGAAGGCACATTTGAAGCTCCAACAAACACAAAATTCGTTGGCACATTAAATAACGCAATGAAAATTTACGTTAATACATATGCTGCAGACGATGATGTACTTGTTGGTTACAAAGGCTCAAGCGAGTCAGATGCAGCGGCATTCTATTGCCCATACATCCCGCTAATGAGCTCAGGCGTAGTGCTTGACCCAACAACATTCGAGCCAGTCGTATCATTTATGACACGTTACGGATATGTTGAGTTATCAAACACAGCATCGTCTCTAGGTAACGCAGCTGACTACTTGGAAAAAGTAGAAGTAACAGCAGCAAACCTAAGCTTCAGCTAAGTCTTAGACACATAGTAACGAAAATAGGCCCTACGGGGCCTATTTTTTTGACTAAATAATATTACGTTCAGGCATACAGCCCGGGAGTAGCATAAGCGAAGGAACGCCCTTAACCCTTTAACGAGGAGAGTGTAATGGATAATTATACGCTTTGGTGCTTTCTACGAATCATTAAACAGCGC